AATCAGACGTGAGGTCTGATTACTCTCCCAGTTCAGGGTGATAGAGTAATCAGACCCACCTACTCAGGTATGTGAAGAGTAAGTAGCCCGGGTCGGGGAGTCCGACCCGGGCTGGGCGTGGCCTGAGCTAGCCGTTCAGGACGGCGGCGATCTTGTCGCCCAGGGTCATGTCCCGGTACTGCCCGACCCACTCCCACTCGGAGCGGATCCAGGCCTCGACCTGCTCTCGATCGACGCCCGCCCTGGGCTCCATGGTGACGCCGTCTGGCCCGATGCAGGCGACGTAGGTCGCAGCGTTGCGGAGGGCTCGGGCGAAGCGGGTGAACTCGGTGGAGTGATCGTTCTTCATGCTAGTGTCTCCGTGGTAGTGCGGCTGGGGGCTCCCTTGCCGCGACAGGGAGAATGTAGCACAGGATGCTAGGGATGCAACCCTGAATCCTGAGAAATCTTCACCCTACTCAGGGTAGGGTGAGGCACCCTCCCGGTAATCAGACCTGACGTCTGATTACCCAGCACACACGGTAATCAGACCTCACTATCCTGATAGGCCAGAGTAATCAGACGTCAGGTCTGATTACTGGGAGGGTGAAGCGGGTCGGGGTGACCCCGTGAGGGGCCACCCCGTTGCGGGTCACCAGCTGGAGCTGTAGGTGACCCGGTCCCCGGGTCGGCAGTTGTCGAGCACCTCCGTCACGTCCTGGAGTGCCATGAAGGCGTCCTCCAGGTAGTCTACGTCGTACTCCGTAGACCCGAAGAAGAAGCCTTCGAGCGTGGGCAGCAGCTGCGGGCCCAGCTCACGGCGGTTCACAACCCGCTTGAGGGTGCCTTGCAGCTGGCGCAGCTGCTCGATGGACACAACGTAGGTCCCACAGTCGTCCTGGCCGTCCTGTACGTTCTCCACGAACCAGCGGTGCAGGGCGTTCGCCTTGCGCCAGTCGAATGCCTTCGTGTGCAGGCCGGGGCGCTCCAGGGTGAGGGTCTGATCAAGTCCCATGCTAGTGTCTCCGTAGGTAGTGCGGCTGGAGGCTTCCTGCCGCGACAGAGGGAATGTAGCACGGGAGGCTGGGGATGCAAGCCTGAATCCGAAGAAATCCTGACCCTACTCAGGGTAGGGTGAGACACTGTCTCAGTAATCAGACCTCACGTCTGATTACTCAGTCGCCACGGTAATCAGACCTCACTATCCTGATATGCTAGAGTAATCAGACCTCACGTCTGATTACTCTGTGATGCGTTCCAATATCTGGGAATCCTGGAGGGTATTTCCAGGATTCCCAGATGTGGGAACTAGGCGGGGATGTAGGCGCCCCATCGGCGGAGGCGCGCCCGCATGATATCGGGCGTGAGATCCCCGCGCAGGAACGCCCGATAGGCATTCCGGCGCGTGGAGCCCCCGAAGCGTACGGCCTCTTCCGCCGCATACGTCCGGAGGAGGCGCCTCCCAGCGCCGTTGAGGCTTCGGAGGCGGGCGAGGAGGCGGGGTCGGTCGATCGTCGTCATGGTAGTGTCTCCGGGGGTTAGCGGGAGGCAGGAAGCTCGCAGCCTTCCTGGCGCCATCGGTTCTCGATAGCTTGAATGTGGTAGTGAGCGAGCGAATCGGGCATATCGAGCCCGTGCGCGCTGTAGTCCGCACACGCGTCCCGATAGGGCGCCCAGGACAGTCCGCGCCGGTCGTCTTCGATGGCATCGAGGAGGCGGGCGAGCTTGCTGGGGACATGGAACGGATTCGTCATGGTAGTGTCTCCGTAGGTAGTGCGGCGGGAGGCTTCCTCGCCGCGACAAGGGAGATCATAGACCCGGATCCGCAGGATGCAAGCCTGAATCCGAAGAAAGTCTCACCCTACTCAGGGTAGGGTGAGACTCTGTCTCGGTAATCAGACCTCACGTCTGATTACTCTGATGCAGGGTAATCAGACCTCGCTATCCTGATATGCTACGGTAATCAGACCTCACGTCTGATTACTCACCCTGTATGGGGTGTTCCCAGATCTGGGAATCTGGGATATATTCCCGAGATTCCCGGATCTGGGATGCGGCCTACTTCGGGTCGGGAGCGGACCACGCGAGGGCCGTGAGCCGTTCGAGCTGCGGGGGTTCCAGCTCCCCGATCCAGCGGAACGGGGAGCGCTGCAGCTGCCGCGCCTTCTCTTCGAGGTAGCCTTGCGCCTCGTCCCCGTGTACCCACGCAACGACGACGGCGGGAGGGGTGCTAAAGAGGGCGCGGGCGAGGTGGAGGATCGTCTTCGCTTCGTTCGACATGCTTGTGTCTCCGTGGTAGTGCGGCGGGAGGCTCCCTTGCCGCGACAGTGAAATCATAGACCCTAGTTCGGAGGGTTCAAGCCTATTCCCGGAGAAATCCTGACCCTACTCAGGGTGTGGTGAGGGGCCCCCAGGAGGCCTACAGTAATCAGACCCGACTATCCTGATATCACGGTAATCAGACCTCACGTCTGATTACTGTGGTGCAGGATAATCAGACCCGACTATCCTGATATCACGGTAATCAGACCTCACTATCCTGATATCGCCCCGTTCAGGGTGAGACGGTAATCAGACCTCGCTATCCTGATATGCTCTGATGAGGGTGAGACGGTAAGCAGACCTCGCTATCCTGATACGCCACGATAATCGGACCCCGCTATCCTGATATGCATGCGGCAGGGTAAGCAGACCCCTGCCACGGTAAGCAGACCGCCTTATCCTCATACCGAGACCGAGAGTAAGCAGACCGAGACCGAGAGTAAGCAGCCCGCCTTACTGAGACCGAGAATTCCCATCCCCGGGAACGTGCTCACTTTCCAGCACATTCCCGGGGATGGGAAGGAGGGGGATTTCTCCCCCTTTCCCCTAGTGTTTCCCGTAGCTCACCAGGGGAACCTCCCGGTCCCAGCATGCCCGGCAATCCCGGCACTCGTTCCCTTGATCGGGCGCCGGGCACGTCCGGCCGGACGTGCGGACCATGCTCCGGACGGCCCACGCGGGGAGGGATTCGGTCGGCTCCCGGTCGATCATAGCGCCGGACACGCGGATCGTGAGATTCGGGGGCGGGGTCCACCCGTTCCGCTCAGCCTCCCGAAGGATCCCCCGCTCTTGCGTCGGGAGCCAGAACCGGACGCCCGGAAGGGCCGACGCGATGCGCCCGATGGCTTCCAGCATCGCGAGCCCCTGCAGGTCCCCGCTATCGAACCAGCGGAAGACGTCGCGCCCGGCCTTCGCGATGCTCGCGACCATAGCAGCCTCCCACGCCGCCGGGTTGGCGTTGTAGAGGGCCAGACGCCGCTCAAGGGCCCCCTGCACGTTCCGGAAGACGTAGCGCCCTTTCAGAGCGTAGCAGCCGGAGCAGGGGGACCCCTTGACCTTCCGGAGCAGCGAGCCCATCCCGCACGCTTGCGCGGGGATGCTCCACCCGAAGGAAGGCATCTTGGAAGGCTTGCTGAGCCCCCCGGTGATGGCGTCAAGCGCCTTCCAGCTAGCGGACGAGGTGAGCGTGGTCATGAGCGTATCTCCGTAGGTAGCGCGCGGGACCATCCCCGCGACAAGGGAGAATATAGCCGGGGATCCCGGGGATGCAAGCCTGAATTCGGAGAAATCCTCACCCTACCCTGAACAGGGAGAGGGGCGCCCCCGGGGCCCACAATAAGCAGACCCCGCTATCCTCATACCCCCAGAGTAATCAGACCTGACGTCTGATTACTCTGGCGCCGGGTAATCAGACCTCGCTATCCTCATATCAGGGTAATCAGACCTCGCTATCCTCATATCAGGGTAATCAGACCTGGTTATCCTGATATCAGGGTAATCAGACCTCACTATCCTGATATCAGGGTAATCAGACCTCACGTCTGATTACTCTGGCACAGGGTAAGCAGACCCCGCTATCCTGATATGGACGATAATCAGACCTGACGCCTGATTACTCTGGCGCAGGGTAATCAGACCTCACTATCCTGATATCAGGGTAAGCAGACCCGACTATCCTCATAGCAGGGTAATCAGACGTGATTGTCCTGAGACCGAGACCGAGAGTAAGCAGACCGACTTACTGAGACCGAGACCGAGAGTAAGTAGGGTAAATTACCCATACCGAGACCGAGAGTAATCAGACCGACTTGCCCATACCGAGACCGAGACCGAGAGTAATCAGACCGACTCATACCGAGACCGAGACCGAGACCGAGGGTAATCAGCCCATGTTACACCAATGGGGCCAACGGTAATCGGACAGAGGGAGCGTGTGACGGCATGCGGTCGGGCTGGTATGCTGTCGGGCCGGTCGGGCCGGTCGGGCTGGTCAGTCTGGTAGGCTGGTCGGGCCGGTAGGCTGGTCAGGCTGGTAGGGCGGTCAGGCTGGTATGCGTGTAGGGCGGTCGGGCTGGTAGGGCTGGTAGGGCGGTAGGCTGGTAGGCTGGTATGCTGGTAGGGCGGTAGGCTGGTATGCTGGTAGGGCGGTCGGGCTGGTATGCGTGTATGTGTGTATGCTGGTAGGCCGGTACGCTGGTGCGCTACTGGTAGGCTGGCCGTGCTGGGCGTGCTACAGGCCGTGCTGGGCGTGCTGCTGGCGTGCTGCTGGCGTGCTACAGGCCGTGCTGGCGTTAGGCGTCTTGTTCGGCATATGCTCACTACCGCTTAAGGTTAGTCCTGAAGAAGCGGAGGTGTTCCAGGGCGTGATCTAGTTGCGAGGGTTGTTGGTCATCACTCGTTCTTTCTTCCTTTCCCCTTATACCGTAACCCATAACAAGATACCTATCACATATAGCACTGCTGCTATGTATAGATCTAAGTTCTTGTCAGATAAGCACTTACGACACATTTAGACTTATAACCCCCATGGGAAGCTCGCTTTTCTTGGCCTATTTCTACGCACTTGTGCGTATGTTCATTAAGTGGTCTCGCAGGCCTTAAAATCGACGATTAGAGAGCGAATTTCGGCTTCTGTGAAGTGGTATGAGTTCTGTGTCATGTCAACCCCACGGAAGCCAGAATTCGATCTCTAATCGTCGATTATCCCATGCTGAGTTAGCAGATCTCGATGGTGTCCGGATCGACGTCGTTCCTGGAGGCCCAGCGCCATGCGTACTCGTACGCGTTGTCCAGGAAGTAGACGGCGGGGGATTCCTCGGGGAGGGAGACGTTCATGCGCGTTCTGATCTCCTCTCCGTCGCTGTCAAGCGCAGAGATGAGGAATTCCTTCGTCTCGTAAGCCATGGTATCTATCTCCTTTCTTGGTTGTCGGGGTGTGAGTCTGGCTAGCTTATGGGAGGTGATCAGGCGGCCTTCACGCCCAGCGTCTCCAGGGTCTCCTCGTCGAAGCCCTTCCACGCCTGGAGAAGAGCGTAGGCCTCCTGGATGGCGTCGGCGTCGGAGGTGGCCTCCAGCTCCTGACGGAGGGCGATCATGCCGTTCATGGTGTAGATGGCGAGGCCGAAGGCACCCTTGCGCTCGTAGACCATCGCGTCGAGAAGCCGGGGAGCGGAGAGGAGCAGGTCGTAGGGGAGGTCCAGCTTGTACATCGTAGTGTCTCCTGTGTTGGGGTGGTGTTGGTGCCGCCTTGTTGCGACAGAGGGAATATAGCCTGGGAAGGCGAGATCTCAAGTAGATTCTCGGGAAACTTCCTGAGATCTCGCCCGAGGGTGAGAGGTGAGGGGATCAGGCGGGCAGGAAGCCCGTCTCCTCCGTCAGGCTGCCCAGCTCGCGGGCCTTGCTGGGACGCTTGAAGTACGACACGGCGCCGTTCTTGGACTCGGACACGGAGGAGGCCTTGAAGGCCACCACGGCGCTCGCTTGGAACCCGATGAGGGCCTTCGGCTTCGTGCCGAAGTACACCTCCCCGTTGCGTCCGACGACCCGCATCGTGACGCGGGGAGTAGACGGCCAGCCACGGCGGGCGTTGTAGTGCGCGTCAGCGAGGTCGCTCTTCGTGACCCCCTCCCACACGATCACGCCCGTGATCATGCCTTCGACCTCCGGGATGGCACGGAGGGCGGTGGTGGTGGGAACCTCCATGTACGTGCTGGACTTGCGCGTGATGGTGTAGGTCTTGACCATGGTAGTGTCTCCTGTGTTGGTGTGGTGTTGGTGCCGCCTTGTTGCGACAGGGGGAATATAGCAGAGGCTGGCGAGATCTCAAGTAGCTTCGTTGGAAAGTTTCGAGATCTCGCCCTAGGCTGGGCTAGAACAGCCAGCCCCCGACCATCATGTGCATCGCGTGGATGGCCCCCTCGGCCTGCTCCAGGGTGCAGCTGGGCGGCAGCATCTCGGACCCGAGGGTGGCGGTCGGGGCGACCTCAGGATCCAGCACCAGGGAGCAGCGGACCTCCAGCTGGCCGTCGTACCCGGCACGATCGCGGATCACGCACTCCAGGTGCCAGCCCTTGGGAGCGAACCCGTCGAACCACTCCATCTTGTCCTTGATGGACAGGATGCGCTGGCAGGTATCGTCGGACTCGCGCTGGAGTTCCCATGCATCGACGACGTACTGGCCGTGCAGCGTGAGGGTGGAGCGGGAGGAGGAGAGCTTGATCTCGTGGATGGTGTTCTGCATGGCGTCTGTGTTGGGGTGGCGTTGGTGTCGCCTTGTTGCGACAGGGAGAATGTAGCCGAGGAACCCTGGATCTCAAGCATCTTCTGCCAGAAATCCAGGGTTCCGTAACCTCTTGCAGCCAAACAGCTTATGACGGTCGCGGCGCTAGTCCCACGAGAAGGAGCCCTCAGCCTCCATCCCGAAGATCGCCGTCGCCCCCTCGTCGCGCAGGATACCGTCGATGGCGAGGATCCCCGAACCCTCGGTCAGCAGGCGGACGGCCAGCTTGCGGAGCAGCGTGGCCGCCGCCTCCGTCTCGCAGTTGTACCCCTGCGTCAGCTCGGCGTAGTCCGCCGCCTGCACGAAGTACTCGACGTCCTCACGACCGAAGCTGTCCATCGCCATCAGCTGGCGCAGTTCGTCGAGTGCCTCGATGCTGTTCGCCGTCATCTCCCAGTACGTCTTCTGCATGTCTTCCACCGGACTCACGCGGTCTCGTCAAGAGGTTTTTCGGTTTCGATGTCGAGAATCTTTTGAATTGCCCTATTGAGAGTCGGGTAGTCCTTCCTCCACTTCTCCCAGGCTTCGTCGTTCATCCACGCTACGCCACGTTCTAGGTCGGTTGCGAGCGCCTCGTACAGGTCGTCCTGAATGTCCTTGATGATGTTCTTCACGTTCTGCATGGTAGTGTCCCCTGTGTTGGGGTGGCGTGTCGCGGCGCCTTGTCGCGCCGACAGGGAGAATCTAGCCGAGGAACCCGGGATCTCAAGTAGATTCTTGGGAAACTTCCTGAGATCTCGCCCGAGGTGGGGTCAAGGCTGGACCTCGACGTGGAAGAGGCCGCAGAAGTGCGAGTCGAGGTCCAGGCGGTGGTGGGTGCGGCTGTTGTCGCTGTAGATGACCTCCACGTCGAACTTGTCGTAGCCAGGGTGGGTGAGGTCGTTGGCTGCCCTGGTCAGGTCGTCGTTCATCAGGTAGGCTTGTGTCGTGGTGTAGACCCGGGTTTCCCCGACGGGCCAGCGGTCGTCGGCGCGGCCCTCACCACGGGAGATGACGTAGGCGAGGCGGGCGGGCTTGGTGATGGCGTTCTGCATGGCGTGTGTTGTTGTTGGTTGGCGCGGCCTCCTTGCCGCGACGGAGAGAATCTAGCCTGAGTAGGCGAGACCTCAAGCACTACTTGACGGAAATCCGCGCAGGCTGACGTAAGTGGCGCGCCCGGCAGGACTTGAACCTGCGGCCCTCGGATTAGGAATCCGATGCTCTATCCTGCTGAGCTACGGGCGCGTGGGGAGGGTGACCCGCCTGCCCGGCATACGACACACATGACGTGTGACGCACGCTTTGCACGCTACCACCCGTGCTCGACGGGCAGACGGATCGAAGGAGACACCTACCACGAGGTGTTCAAAAACGGTGGGTGACAGAACAGGCCAACCCACCTGACTCCAGCCGACAGCGACGCCAATAACCGCAGCCGGAGTGTACGCGACACCGATTTAGACCGAGACCGGGACGTCCCACCAGTAGGGTTCGAGACGACCCCATCGCCAGCTAGCGATATCCGCCTTGGCGCCCATGTAGTACCTTCGGTAGGCCGAAACAGCGTCGCCTTCTACCTTGTACTCGTCGGGCATGCACTGCGGGGGCTCCGTGAACCCGATAGTGGGGAGGTCTGGGTTGTTGGCAAGCGGAGACTTTAGCTTGGCCCAAGACATATGAACCTTCTCGCGGCGGTAGAAGAACTCGTTAGTCAGCTCACGGAAAAGCTCATAGAGCCAGCTATAGTTGTCCTGTGAAGCACGTGCCCAGATCGCAGACGGGTGATTCTTGTGCGTGCTCTTGTAAACTAGGTCGGAGTAAATGCTGTCCGTCTCCCGGTGAGCGGTGCTTAGAAGTTGGGCAGTCTCAAGGATCATCTTTCCGACGTGAACGTCAGCGTGATATTGAGCGCAGATACGGGGGTCGTGATCGAGGTAGAAGATGTTCACTTGGTTTCTCCGTACTTAGCCTGTAGTTCTTCTAGTAGCTTCCTTTCCTTACTAATTTACTTCTTCCACTCCACACACCTCGGCATAATCACACACCATAGCAGTACCATGCACCCAGGCATTACCATACACCAAGGCAGTACCAAACACCCTGGCATTATCATACACCCTGGCATAATCATACACCTTGGCATTACCAAACACCTTAGTACTATCATACACCTTGGCATAGCCAAACACCTTGGCATTGCCATACACCAAGGCATCTTCGCCAATATAGGCAGTATCAGCAACATAGGCAGTATTAGCTACCCAACCACCGATACTACCATCAGGGTTCTTGTGCCTATGGGCAGGAACAGGTCCATTACCAAAATCAAAGGTAGTGGTTTCTTGTTCAGTCTTCAGGCTCTCAATGATTGCCTCAAGGCTTTTGATGATTTCTTGGTTATTCATCGTATCTAGCCCTCCGTTGTCAAATGCAGTGCTTGCGCTCTTCGGCGTCAAACGCAGCGACCCAGTCCTGCCCGTGGCTCTCAGCGATCTCGCGGTACTTGCGGATCGCGTCGCACCCACGGCGATACGCCGACGGGTCCTCAGACATCATGTAGTACCAGTCAAGCCAACGAAGGCGCTCGACAAACTCCTCAAAGGTGATCTCGTTCATGGTAGTTTATGTGGTTGAGTTCGAGTCGCGGCTCTCCTTGCCACGACGAAGAGATTATAGGCCATGAGCGCCCGGGTTCAAGCTCAATCCGTGAACTTCTTGCTGAAGTACGTGACGTTCCTAACCCAATGCCGATTCAGGCCTTCCTTGTCCCTCGGGTCGTCAACTGGACAGTACTTAGCCCCTAGATAGGCGATAAACTCGCCTTTACTGCCAGCCTTCTTCCATCTATCGTAGTTCTTCTGCACGGTGGCAGCGCACCATCCAGCCTGCGACCTGTAGGTCGGCTTCACCCTGGGGTGGAGGATGCCGTACTCCCGGCCTCGCCCTCCATTCTCCGCGTACCGGATTGCAGCCACGATAGGTGCAAGCCGATCGCGGCACTCCGGTCGAACGTTGACCTCGATCGCATCTACAAACGAGGCCGCGCACGCTTTCCCGTCCTTGGCCTCGATGGCCTTGCTGGCCGACGCGCCAGCCTGCCCGAAGGCGAGGCTGGCAAGCGCGACCATAGCAACGAGGACCCTCATCGCACCACCCTCGGCTCACCGTCCTTCTGGCAGTCCGCGCACACGGCGAAAACGACGATCTCGGCCCGCCCGAGGCGCTTCTCGAACGCCTCCCAGACGTGACCGCCCACGGTGAAGTAGTCGCCAGTGGACTCCTTGTAGGGGTCAACCAGAGCGTCCAAGCACTTGGAGCAGTGCAGCGGCTCATACCGGACTCGCCACTGGTACTCCGAGATCTTACGGATCACAGCACCACCTCCACGTTGTCGATGACCACGTCGTTGTGCAGGCCGAGATAGCCGTGCTTGCCCGTACGGAAGTTGTGAACGTAGACGTACCAGTTCTTGTCAGCAGCCTGAAAGGGTTGTTCGGTGCCGCCGTTGGCGATGACCCACGCATCGCGGCGCGCCATCCTGGCCTGCTCGTACTCCAGCTTGTGACGCTGGACTTGCTCGTCGTCGTAGTGGTACATGCTCGTGTCTCCTGGTAGGTGAAACGCCGCCCCCGTTGGCGACAGGGGGAATATCGCACGGGGGCGGCCAGAACTCAAGCCATTTCGAGAGGAAATCTACTCGAACTCTCCCGGAACGGAGTTCTGCCGAATCAGCTTGACCTCGTCCTTGATCTTGTGCAGCACGTAGCACTGATCCGCAGCCCTGTCAGCGATGTCGAACACAACGCTCAGAGCGTTGAACATCGCCATCGTGGCTACGAAGCCGACCACGGACAGGACCATGCCTATGGCGGCAGACACGTAGCTGAACGCGCCGTTGTACGAGAGGGCGTACAAAAGCGTGCCAACAGATACGGCGAACTCAATCGCACACGCGCAGAGACCGAGAAGCGTCAGGAGCGCGATGATGCTGCGCGCACCCTTGTAGTTAGTTGCATCAGTCATAAGAATCCTCGCTTTCGATTGACACAGACGAGTCACCGTCGTCATCGCCAATCTCATCCATGATCTCCATAATCTCAACCAGAAGCCTATCGTAATCGACAAAGTTGGACAGTGCGCCGTCCGGTGCGTGCTCTTCCCGGCGCTCGACCTCGTCCTCGTCGTTCTCCCACTTGCGTTCAGTCATGGCTAAATCAGACACCGAGACAGGGCCTTGGCGAGTTGACGAGTGCCTGGGGTGGACAGCCCACCCACGATCTCGACCGACACGAGCGCGCTGCCCTCATCGATTGAATCATGGGATAGGTTAGCCTCAGCCCTGGGCATACCGCTCTTGAACGACATCACGATCCTATTGGCAGCGTTAGTAACACGGCACTCGTGGTAGTAAACGTCAGTACCTACGTCTCGGATGTCCTGGTTGATGTTGTCAACAATCTGCGACGCTACTGTAGCCAGCACGAACATCTCACCTACAGTGAACCGAGGGGATCCAGTACGATTCTTGCTCTCGCAAGCGTCCGGAGTAAAGTCTTCAGCCTCGATCTTCAATTGTTGCACCACCAGAGATTCATTTCGTCAATAAGCCTAGGAACAGTGATGGCGTCGGGCAGCGGGATAGCCGCCTTACGCTTCTTGCCGTAACGAATATTGGCTCTGTCGAAGAACAGATCCAGGGCGTCCTTGTCGTACTCCTCGAACTCGTCGCCACCGTCATACGGGACATGCCATTGGTTTTCGTCTTCACTGTGCATCGTCTTTCTCCATCTGTTCAATGATTGCCGTGATGTACCACCGCGCCTTCGACAAGTCCTCCAGCATCTTGCCCTTGTACCTGCAACGGAGGAGATACTTGAGAGCATTGCCGTGGCAATACGCTACGAACCCCTCGTCCCCCAGCTTCGACGCAATCACATCGATCGCCTCGAAACCGCCTGCGGTGTAATGCGGGGGATGATTCACGTTATCCATGATGTTGCTCCAGGATCACCTTGGCCTCACGCGCCATTGTGTCTGTATATGTGTAGTCGATGTTGTCATGCCTCCTACCGTAAATCACACGAATGATTCCAGCTTGGATGATCTGCGCCATGCACTGCGAGCACGGGGCCAGCGTGGTGTAGATCGTGCAGCCCTCGGTTAGGGAGGCATTGTGGATAGCGTTCACCTCAGCATGCACCGTACACGCATGCTTGGCGTCGTGATCAGCCAAGCGAGATGCAACGTCGATCACGCCTCGGGGAAAGCCATTGTAGCCGACTCCACAGACTCTGAAGCTCGTGTCGGCAATGACGGCACCCACCTTGGTCCTGGGGTCTTTCGACCAACTAGCGACCAGCTCAGCAAGGCCAAGCATGCGCTGGTCCCATACTCTAGTCTTGGCTGACATGATCCTCCTCGCAAAAGTACATCGAATCGTAGTCCGCCACCATCTTGCGTAGCCTACCCAGGCTGACGCTGTCCAGCGTCGCGACCCACCGCAGCGGATCAGTAGCGATACTGTGTTCCTTAGCGCCAAGGTAGCTTTGCTCGTGTTGGCTGCCGTAGACGTACTGTGCAATGCCCCTAGGGGACACGTTGCACATCATGAGGCAAAACGCCTTGAGGTATCCGGATTCCATTACTTCGTAGCCTCAGTAAGAACCACCTTGTTCGACTCGGTGAGCGTAAGCCCCTTACGGCCCAGATCGAACGCCAACTCAGTCCTGGTTTGCCAGCCAAACTGGCCGTCCAGGTCGATGAGGCTGGATTCGTTGTAGGCACCGGGAGCGCCGAAGATAAGGCGCCAGACCTGCGCCACCTTGCAGTATTCCGCGTACATCATCAGACCGTATCCTGCCTGTAGTCGCTAAGGTAAAACTCCACTCCGGGCTCAATCTCAGCCCACGCATCGTTGATGGCCGAAACCCACAGCTGAGCCGACAGCGGGTCGTCACACGTCACATCGAAGATGGACACCATCTTAGGCGCACACCCGAGACAGATGTGGTACGTACCATCCTGGCTGGGCACTAGCTGTGCAACGCCATCGGCGATACTCGCCTTTGCTTTGATGCTGGGGATCAGCGAGGGCAGCGGGCACTCGCACATGTGGCATGTCTGAATCATCGTCGTAGTGTCTCCTTCGGTTGGAATCGCGATTGGCGCGACAACCAGAGTATCGGCTACCGCCTCCAGGAACTCAAGAACAATCTTCGGAATTACGCCATCTTTACGTAGGCTCAGCACGGCAGATAGGGCTCTGAGATGCTGTAGATCTTGTGCGTGCTCATCTTCCCAAGCGCACGTCGGTGAATCTGCTGGATCCGCTGAGAGCTAACGCCGAGATCCCGGGCAATGCTAGGCATGCTCTGAGCCTCGCAGCCGATACCGTAGTACCGTGCAATGACCTCCTGCTCCCTCTCCAGCAGGCGCTCCATGGCCGCAGCCACACAATCCTTCGGAGACATGTCCTCCATCTTGGGGCTGTAGACCTCGTAGCCTTCGTCCTCGATGGTATCACCGATCTCACCTTCGTCGTCGCCGTCGTCGGGCCCATGGATCGACATGGTACGACGACTGTCTTGGCTGAGCAGGTAGTCCGCCCGCTCGCTGCTAACACCGAGTTGCTCAGCAACCTGCTCGGAAACCAGAGACTCGTAGGTGGACGCGATGCTGGCTGCCCGTCGAGCCTCCTTCTGGAGACTCCTGGAAACCTTCACGACATGCCGATCATAACAGGTATTCATGGCACGCTCGTGGACCCAGTAGGAAGCGTAAGTAGTAAAGCTGATGCCCCGCCGCCACTCATACCGATCGACAGCATCGAAGAGTGACAGACTGCACTCCTGGAGAAGGTCGAGGCGGAAGTCGTCGTCTTGCTTAGTATACTTGTCGAGCTTCTTGAGTACCAAGCGCATATTATGCACGACGAAGAGGTCCCGAACCCTGTGAAGTTCTGCCTCACGCGCCTCGCTCGGGTCGTCCTCGTAGCGGGCACGGCAGTATTCGAGGAGGCGGGCAGCTTCAGTGCTCTTCTTGGCGCTCCACGCCGGGTACTTGTAGAGGTCGCGGCGGAAGGCCCGCTCGGCGGGTAGTGGGAACTTGGACGGTCGAACTTCGCGGCGCTCCTGCTGGATCTCCAGCCGGATGCCCCGGTGCTGCTCGACTAGCGAAGCGAGTTTCGTGTCGTAGGTCTCCATGTCGGCAGCGTACTCAGTGAGCAGCGCCGTGATGTCAGTAGAAGTGATCATGGCGCTATCTTGGCACAGAAAGGCCCGCAGGTCAACTCATTTCCTGAGAGAACCTGCGGGCCGCCCTAAGTGCGTATCCTATAGTAGGTTACGTCTTCTTGATCCAGACGAAGATCGGAGTATGCTCTCCCATGTGCGCCCCGAACACGTTGAAGTCCAGGAACTCCATCGCTTCCACAGTTGTCATGCCCTCGTCCTCTACCAGGACGTCGATGCACTTGTAAGCGTCGTATACGGCACGCACGGGGCCGCATGGGCCCAGCACAGTATGCCCAACATACGCAGACTCGAAGCCGTCAGCCACGAGGGCATCCGGGTTCATCTCTTCGAGGTGAGCATAGATCTCGTCGTCGGACATCGGATCACTCCCAGGTCAGCCAGAGGAGGGTGGTCTGCTCCCATCGGATTGCCACGGGCCAAGCGTGGCTGCCATCCCACACGCCCTGGGCGTCGTACCACTCCAGCACCGGGACGAAGTGGATTGTCGAGCCGGGGGTCTGCGCGGCAGGATACCAGGGAGAGCCCTGCTGAATCGTATACTCCCTCCAGGTGTCGCGGTGGCTCTTCGGGCCGTCGTAGGTGGCCGCGCCCCAATAGCATGTGGGGTTGTTCTCACACGCCCACTCCCAGTCCTGGGGGTCGATGTACTCCGAGGGAGAAGCCGGGAGGGTCGGACCCCACTCCCAGAGGACCAAGTGTGCGTTCCAACTGCTCGGCAGTCCGGCGTAGCCGTTGTCGTCGTAGAAGTATTGCTGGAGCGAGGCGCGAGCGTGCTGGGGGTTCTCGATGTTGTAGTCGAACCCAGGGTGGACCTGCCCGCTGCGGTTCTGACCGCCCACCCGAGTCCACTGCCTCGTGAACAGTTGCATCCGCAGGGTGTCCGTGCCGACCGGCTGGTCGGGAATCTGGAAGCTGCGCGGAACCCCGGCACCGATCAGCTCTCGGTTAGTGAGAACAATCGGCTTCCTGGCAGGCCCAGTGGCTACCGAAGTGTTGGCGAACTGGGCCGACGCGGAGGCTGCCATAAGGCAGACCATAACGACTGCTTTGAGTAGGCTATTCATAGTAGTAAATCACCGTGATTGCGGCAGCCGCCGTGGTGCTGCGCTGGATCGAAGCGTTGCTACCACCAGCAAGGTGATCCTCGCTGGTGAAGACGTAGGGAAGGAACACCTCACCGTCACCGACGAAGTTGGCGATGACCTTGGGATCGGTAGTGGAGTTCACGCCGACGAACGCGCCCCCGTCATAGCCGAGGAAGTCGGTCTCGCCGGGCTGAACCAGCACCGTCTGAATGATGCGCGAGACGCGAGCAACCGATCGCATTCCGAAAGCACGCACATCGAGGTCAACAAAGGTGTCGCCAAAGCTACCGTAGTCGCCCTGCGACGGAAGGCCGCCTCGCTCGGGGTAGTCCCACGAAGCGATCACGGCTGCCGGAGTCTCGCCAGCCGTGATCGTGTCGAGCCACTCGATGCTGTAGCTGGCACGAAGCTCAACTCGGACAGGTGTGGTGGGCGACTGGGGCAGGTTTACGGACGCGAACCCGTTCTCCTGAACCTCAATCTGCTGTGTATGTACAACGGGGCGAGCACCCTGCCCAGCAGTCGTGCTCGCTGGCATGACGGCCAGCGCAAACAGGCAGGCCGCAATGGTGGGAAGTAGGTATTTCATGACTTAGTGTAGGGTTGCGAGTTAGTCACGCTGCGAAGCCGGGTGTGAGTGTGGTACGCCCACTAGGACTTGAACCTAGAACCTATCGCATATAAGACGAGTGCTCTGACCAATTGAGCTATGGGCGCACTTGAAGCCGACGAGGCCGCGTCTTACTCGGAGCAGCTGACCTTCCGGGCAGCCCCTCGTCGGCTGTACTGCGTTATCTAGTTCAGATCGCCGTAGAACGAGTTCGCTGGGTGATCTCCGGTCCACGGGGTTGGGTACGTCTTCGTTAGTTCGATGACCTCATCTCTACCATACCCCAGGATGTATTCCGTCCACGTTGCAACGTCGTGGGTTCCCCAGCGACTGTTACCCCAGACACCAAGCGTAGGATTGTTCTCGGCCATCCGCTCACGCATACGCTCCACGATGTCCTCTAGCTCGTGATCTTCGTGGCCTAGAACGCCGTTGAGTACCTCCTCAACCTCGCGCAGACCGCCGAAGGTGAGTGCGGCCTCGAAGCCCTTCCACACAGCGGGCTTCTCACCCTCTGGAATGTGGTGAGGCCACTGCTCCTGCTCCACCTTGTGCTTCCATGCGTTGTTCGGCTGGTAGCCATTGTCAGCAGTATAACCCAGGCGGTAAAGCAGGCCCTCATCCCACGAGAAGCAGTGCTTGACGAACTTCACGACCATCTCAAGCCCGCTGACATAGGGGTCGTAGAACACCTCGGGATCCGGCTCAGCGTGGCACAGAGAGGCCCAAACCTGAGCCGTCAGCGCGCGCATCAGGCCGTTGAGGCCCCTACCACCGAACTGTGATCCACCGCCCACGGGTCGGCTGTTGGCCGCGCCCGCTAGGCTCCAGTAGTGCAGGTTCGTGCCAGTGTCGTGCTTGGTGGGGATGATCCAGCAGGCACGCGCATCGGCGGCTAGGCAGAGCGTCATCAGGAAGCCGAACTTGCTACCGTGGATTGCTACCGCCTCGGCCACGTGAACCATACGCACGATGTGCGAATAGTCCAGCTGGTTGAGTGCCCCCTGGCGCTCGCCAACAGGCTTGGTGAACTCGTACCCCTGAGCGGGGAACGTCTTGGTCTTGTCAACCCCGTTGAACGGAGCATCGAACTCAAACTTGTGCGGCACGATCAGACCCCGCGCCCAGCTTGCACGATCAAACCGGAAGATTGCGTTCCTGTTAGCCCAGCCCTGGAGGACGTAGTGCGCGACCTCCATACCGTCACGGCAGCCAACAGCCCAGGCATTCTCCATGTAGATACCAGTGCCTCCGGGTCCATTGGCATCCTTGGGAGTCGAGATCCTAAGGCCGTCGTGGAAGCTGAACTGGAACTTCTCAAGCGTCTTGCGAGCGTTCTCACGCCCAGGCCCGGTCGCTGTCTGCGGGTCCGGCACATCATGCAGCTTCGAAACATGCCAACGCCCGAAGCCGGGGTGGATGATCACGTCGTCCGCAGTAACTGTCGTGCCGTCCACGACAACGGTAAGCTCATCGATCTGAACACTACCGTTATCCGCGAACGGATTCAGCACGCCGACAGCATAGCCACCAAACGTCGGCATCGCGACGGCACAAACGCCACCAGCGACGTCAGTCATGAAGACTTCCGGAAGGTTCTCGCAGGCACGGAACGTCAGCGTCTTCGGCTGTCCGCCCAGAATCATCCTGACCTGCACGGGAAGACCAGAGACAGGCGGGCGAACCGGCGCGGGTTCGCGGACAGGAGCGGGCTCGCGAACAGGCGCGGGCTCGCGGACAGGCTCGTCGCCCTGCCGCATGTAGTGTACCTCGCTAAGAATGCGCTTCGCTAGCGACTCGATGTTGTTAAGTCGTTGTTCCATCAGAACTTAGGGCTGTGGACAATGCGTTGTCCGGTATCGACCTCCTCAAAGACTCCGACCATGCGCTGAGGTTTCGGTGCGCGCAGGTCGTGCAGCGGGTTGACGCAGCCTGGGACGCCGCAGTGGGTGCCCCTGAACGGCGCGTCGTTATCGTAGCCGAACTCCTGCCGGAAAAGCTCCTGACGCGCTCTATACCGAACACCATTCACCCACAGGCTGGGCTCACCATGATCGAAAGCGGCATCCCACAACCAGCAGGAGGTCACATGATTCGTCGGATCAACAACCCGCGTGTTGCCCAGAATTAGCGTGATGAGGTGCATGGCTATCGCTAGGCGCTCAAGGCGGCTGCAGCAAGCTGGCGAGAGTTAGAGGAAACTGGGGTCTGGTGCGGTTCCGTCGCTCTCAGCTCCGCTGGAGAAGCCATCGCGAGGATCGTCACGGAAGTCTGGATCGCGCTTTTCGAGGAGCATCTTCAGCAGCTGCGGGTTGCCCTCCATAGCCAACTCGGCAGCTCGCCTACGTAGCGCAGCCAGCCCGTCGGCCCGCCACGACGCGATCTGACCAGCAAGCGCCGGGTACTCATCTAGCCACCGCTGTAGCGTACCCTCCGTAACGCCGACACGCGCCGCTATTGTGCTGTACGACGGAGAGACATCACCCTGACACACCGCTCGGATGTTCGCCAGAAGGTGCTCATCTAGCTCTGCCGCTGGATTGGAGCCGAACACAGGGTGAGACCCTGGAGCACGCCGGATAGGCGCCATGAATGGTAGATCCATCCGGCGTCCTGTCCTTGCTATAGGCGCGGAGTATGGCTCTATAGACACGTCTCGGCGCTCCCTCTTGGGCTTCTCACTCATCAATATCGTCAACCCACGTGAGAGTGACATTGCAGTCGTTTGCAACGGGAACACCCAGCGCATCCTCAATGTACTCCACGATCGCAGACTGCGTCAGACGTTTACGCCTGCCGCTGTACTCGTCAAGAGAAACCCAATCCCAGACATCGTCGCCCAGGAAACGATAGCGGGCCTCGATCTCCCCGCCATCAGTGTATAGAACGTGAATCTCTTCGATCTCCTCGAAGTCATCCATGTATAGATCGCTCACTTCTCTGGCTCCCCGTCCAGATCCTCTGGCATGTAGTCAGGAGTTGTCAGGGTTGGATCCACAGCGTCGTAGTGGACGATGCTCTCGATGCCAATCTGGTGGGCCTTGAACATGAAGTACTGGGCAAGCTCCTTGGCGTCATCGCGAGCCATGAGCGTGGCGCACTCAGGCTCATGGCACCAGCACAGCTTGCCACCGTCGATGTTGATGTAAAGACCGCTATCCTGCTCTCGTAAAACATGATCCTCTGCACGGATAGGGCGCTTACCAACTAGCGATAGCTGCCCAAGCATGGCCGCCATCGGTGCCCAGAGCACGTCTAATCTAGGATCTGGTGATTGTACAAAGCCCATCACTCTTGGTTACCGTGACAGTGCCTGAGAAGATACCCTGGTCCAGAGCCCTGTGATCCACGAGATACACAGGCCTTGACTGTGCCCTATCCCCAAGCAGACGAATCAGGTCATCCACGCCATCTGCGTTCAGATGCGTCGTGGGCTCATCCCAGACTTCGATTGACGGGGGATTAGACATCCTGCTTCGCAGTAGAGTACTCAACGCAATTGATATGGCAAGACGAAGGCGCTGCGTCTCACCGCCAGACCAAGATGTCCACGGGACATATCCGTCTGTTGCGTCACATCTTACCAGAATCTCGAAACTTCGTGTTACTTTACCTGCCGAATTCTCCTTCTCAAGCCTGTATTCGATCTCCCAGCCAGACAGGCCGAGTTGCGAAAGGGCGGAAGATGTCAGCGCAGAAAGCTCATCAACCGCCTCTTCCAGCAGCCAAAGACGAATCTGCCTGAACCTCTTGGGCCACGGCTTCGCTATCTCCAAAGCTGTTGCTACGGCGTCGCGGGCTTCCTCAAGCTCGGCGATAGCGACGTCACCCTCATGGATCCTCTCCTCCTCCTGGCGGATCATGTCCATATAGGGTGAAGTCCCCATTTCAAGGTTCTCAAGGTCAGAAACGACCTCTGAATACGCCCTCTCCGCCATCTCGATCTCACGGGGCAGTGATGCGACGGTCGCGGATAGCCCCGCCGCTTCTTTACCAGTACGCGATAATCGACGTTCTGCATCCAAAACAGACGACTTGAGCGTCTCCAGGTCTTCCAGGTCGTCCTGGAGCTTGGACTCAAGTTTTGCGATATATTCGCCTGTCTTTTGGGCCGCTAGGGCGCCCTCCGCGCAGAAGTGCTCGCGGGCGGCCTCCGTGATTGGTTGAAGGCACCCCGGGCAGGCCCCCTCGGAGGACCTCATGCCCTCGATCTTGGCCTGGATGGAGGTCAGGTTCTCACGCTTGTTGCGGAGATCCGTGCGTGTCTGTAGGATTGCGGCGTTTGTATTGTCGAGCGCCAGCTTTGCACTAGCAAGGAGTCGGCGGCAGTCTGCCTCCTCGGACCTCTTCTCGCGGACCTCGTTTCGGGCCCGCGCAAGCTCCGAACTCAGGGCCTCCATTTCCGCACGCTTTACCCCAAGCCTCCGCTCTAGGCGCTCCCTGTCGTTCTGGACGCCCTCAAGCCACTCGTCGTCACGCTGACGCATATCGCGCAGATCTGCCACCCGGCTGTCCTGGACGGCCCTGGCGGAGGAGAGATCAGCCTCAAGAGCCACGAGCCGACGCTCGGTCTCGCGTACGTCATCCTTGGACGCGGCAGAGTACGTATCCCAGACGTCGAGACACAGCGCGGAGCTAAGGGCGTCCAGCCGCTGTGCTGGCGTCTTGTCCGCGAACTGGGAGTTGAACTGACCGAAGATCGTCGTGTTTAGAAACGCCTCATAGTTCATCTCCAGTAGCGAGTCCACGTCGGATTGCACCACCGTGTCGCCGTCTAGGATCAGGGCGTTGGGTTTCCTGGTTCTCTCGATGATGTGCCCGCGACCCCCGACCTCGATCGACAGCGTGACCCGGGAGTGTCCGTCCCCTCCCCAGCTGGATACGGCAGAACCGTATGTGCCCCGGACAGTCTTGCCGTACAGACACCAGCAAAGGGCGTCCCATAGCGTTGACTTTCCGGCCCCGTTGGCTCCTAGGGCGGGGGAGTCCAGGTTTCTGCCCTGAACGAACCACAGGCCAGCCTCCTCGTCGAAAGCCAGCCCGGTTGGTTGTCGAAACGCCTTGAAGCCCTCGGCCTCGATGTGGTTCAGTCGCATCGTGGTGTCATGATCTGCAGGATAACCACGCCCATGATGTGGGCGATCTCGTCAGTCGTGAATCCAGCGCCTACAAGTTTACGCCTAAACTTCTGCATTGCAGGCACAAGCTCACCACACGCATCTAGTGCCTGCTGCGCCGACTTTATAGCCTCATCCCTTGTCATTGGTGAACTTGAGAGCGTATCGCTCGTCCTCTTGCCCAAGACCAACGCTCATGATGAAGGAACGCACGATGTCGCTGCTTGACTTGGCGTCCTTAGAGTATCGATGGGCCGTACCCTGCTTGTGGTTCACGTCGGTGAACTTACACTCCATCCCGCGAAGCACGGCACCTGCGAACTCGACGCACGTACGAACATCGTTGCAGATCTCGTCCCAGCGTCCGATCTCCGACCTTTCGAGGTTGTAGACGACCTTGATCTGGTCGCCAGCCCTTAGCTTGGGTAGATCCTCAAGCGTCGTCATCTGTACGACCATCTTCCTGATCGAATCCACGGGCACTGGCCGAACCTCGACATCACTACCAGAGCCATGCACCTCAAGGTATCGCGGGGAATACGTATCCCCGAAGACCACCGGGTATTGAGTTCCGACGTAGGTGACATCACCGATAGCCTGCGGCGTGTGAATGTCGCCGGACAGCACGACCCCATTGAAGCCTCGCTTACTGAAGTAGCGCGGCGTCAGCTTCGACTCCAGCTTGAAGCCGTTTGCGGCCATGGCCCCGTCGTAGCTCTGGTGCGTCAGGACAATGTCCACGCCCTTTAGGCTCTGCTTGGCCCAGTCCTCTACAGCCGTCCTCGTGTGAGGTAGCCACAGGACGCGGCCAGCCGGAGTGTCCTCCAGGGTCGGCTCTGTGTAGTAGTAGATATCCTCAAAACTATCGAGGAACTTGAAGAACGGCATCTCGCCGTTGATGTAGTCGTGGTTACCCTTCAGGATACGCACTGGAACGTCAAACGACAGTACCCAGCCCACAAGCCGGTTTACCAGCGCGGATGGGTGCTTGTCCTTGGCGTCTGTGATGTCTCCGAGGCACCACACTTCGTCAACGTCGTCGCGTGCGTTGACCTCGTCTCGGAGACGGTACATGACTGCCCAGCGGTACTCATCGAGTGGCTGGGCAGTCAGGTGTAGATCGCTGATTACAACGATCATTACTCGGAGCCCTCCTTCTCCCTCATGTGCTGAAGGTACACATCAACAGCCCCCTGGATAACCTTGTAGATCTGCGACTCCTGCCACGAAGTCTCAGCGTTGGTTACGACGCTATTCCGAACGGCGTTCCTGCCGACCTCGAAGCCCTCGTAGAACGCGGCCTTGTGGCTACGAATAGTCTGCTCAGCCTCCTGCTCGGGGGTCAGGTCGTCAACGACAGGCACCTCCTGGACGCCATCGGGTAGGGTTTCTTCAGTCATCGTAGCTTCTCCATCTTGTGGCCGCCATCAGCAGTAGTGTACACGACAGCCTTTAGGTTATGTGAAATGATGAGTTCCATGCAGTCCGGGCACGGGCGGGAGATGTGGCTGCATCGACCGTGTCTGGCAACGTAGATCGTAGCCCTCGCAATGTCGATTCCACGGCTAAGTGCATCGCGGATGGCAGCAGCCTCTGCGTGGATGGAGCAGATAGGGCCAGACCCCCACCTCGGGTGCGTCTTGGTGCTGTCGCAGATGCCGCAGCCAAGCACCCGGTTTCCCTTCGCGATCACAGCTCCATGCTTGAACCTGGACTCGGCCCTCTCGGCCAGCTTCCTTGCGATCCTCAGCACTCTACCTCTGATCCCCGCTGCCGGTCAGCGTGCCACGCGAGGCGCGCTGCCGCAGCTTGAAGAGGTTGCGGCTCGCAACCTCGCTCATGTCAATTCCAATAACGTCGCAGATATACGCGACGTACCAAAGCACGTCGCCAACCTCAGAAGCTAGAGCATCCACGGTTTTCGCGTCTGGATTACAGAGGTCATCACGCATGATCTTCTTGACTTTGCCAGCAACTTCGCCTGCCTCAGAGCACAGCCCCATCGCGCCATAGTGCATACGAAGCACGCCTGCCATATCTGACTTCGCTACCTCAGAACCAGGGTAGACGTAGAAGTCGGCCACCTGCATGGTAGCGTTGTTGGCTGGGGAGGCTGTCTCGATCGCTAGTTTCTGGTACTCGTCGAAGTTCATGGGTATCAGATGTAGTGTAGGGTCTTAGCGTAGGTGGCAATCAGCAGAGCGTCGGCTGTGGCGTGTGTCACGTTAGCCTTCGGATACAGCTGCTGTGCCCTACTCTTAGTCACGTTCTTGTCCCCCTTCGAGAGGCATTTCATGCTTTTCTGCCATGTGGCGGGGGTAACCAGCGTGAACGGGACGCCAATCGCTGTAAGGGCCATCTTCAACTCGCCAAAGCTAGCCCCAAACTTGAACGTGCTTGACACGCCTTGCCCAGGCATGGCAGACACCTTCTCAAGCACCGCGTGAGAGGGCTGTAGCCTACCGACAGCCGCGAAGACGTGCCACAGGTCTTGGTCGGTCATGTCCGAGATCTTGCGACACCAGCCCAGCTTGGGCGCATCCCCAGGCCCGATATACGCAATACCACCGGATGAGCGGCCTGGATCCACACCAACGAAGCCACCGGTAGGGAGCATGGAGATATCGCCCGGATCGAAATAGAACCGCATCACTCCCCCTCCAGCGCATCAATGACATCCTGCTTGTCCGGGGCCCAGGAAGGCCTATCGCCGGGCTTGGCTCCAGGACGCACGCACCAGAGCGGGCATGTATCGCAAGTGCATTCGGCAACCTTCGTCAGTTGGTGCTCGCCAAGGCACGAGAGGCACATGGCCTCAATCGCCACCTTCCTGGACCTACCCCACACGACGTTGAGAAGTCGGCGCGGGTGCTTGATGTACTGCGCCGTATCGAGACGCCTACCAAGAACCTCACCATACTTCTCTCTGAATGCCTTGGCCGCTTTCTTCAGTGCCATTGTTCTACTTTAGAAAGAGGGGGCGACTCTACCCGACGACATGTTGGTTAATAGAGCCGCCCCCATCCCCGAACTTAGCCCCGGTACTTCTTACGTTTAGGGGCGAACGTGTCCTCGATAGCGTTCCAGCAGCTTATCGTGAACGGTTTTACAACCTCCATCGCAGCCGCGTAGCTATCCGCTTCGAGATCGTAGGCGTTGAAGCCCGTGCAGAGGTACTTGAGATCAACGCCCTCAGGTAGCTTCTCGTCGAGAACCTTGACCTCGGAATCCTTCAGAGTCTTCTTCAGCCACTTCGCGCAAGACGTTAGCTCCTCCGTACCATAGCCGAAGTACAACTCGTACTCCGCGTCACGGAAGGGCGCTGCAACCTTGTTCTTCTTGACTGATGCCTTGACCTTCACGCCGACAGTCCTGTCGATGCCACGGATTGTACGCTTGATCTTGCCAATGTGCGCGAGCCACACGATAGTCGAAGCATAGAAGTCGATCGACTTCCCGCCTGAACGTGTGTGCTTGTCGCCAAACGACACCCCGATGTTGTCCCTGATTTGCGAGACGATCAGCAGGGTGACGTTGCTCTTGGTCATCTTACGTACATCACGGCGGAAAAGCTCGGAGAGCTTCTTCTGCTTGGTGGCACCATAAGTACCCGCACGGATGTCCCTGTCCGCCTCAGCCTCGTCAGATAGGCTGTCGAGGGAGTCGATCACGACGAATGTCGGAACCTTCTCCTCGTACAGGGGCTGCATCGCGTCAAACACGTCCTCGACGGTGTTCACAGAGGGGAACGCGACGCTCTCAAGGGGCAGCCCAAGACTTGCTGCGTATTCCGAATCGAAAGCGGATTCCGCCTCGAAGTAGATAACGCGCCCGTCTGGGTACTTCTCCATGAAGTTCGTTGCAGCCTCGATAGCCAGGAGAGTCTTACCGCTGGACTTGTTGCCAACCAGATTCGACATCCTGCCAACAGGCCACCCACCGCCGATGACGCAGTCAAGCATCGTACAGCCAGTGGGGATAACCTCCTCGCAGCGAGGAGAGAGCGTCCCGTAGATGGACGGGACGCTCTCCTTAGCTGCGGCCTTTGCCTTGGCCGCCATCTAGCTCAGCCCCCGAAGGCGCGGCTGACGGCGTCAGCAAAAGCGTCGTTGCTGGGCTCGGAGTTCTGGCCGGTATACGGCTCAGTCTGCTCAACAGCGCCCCCGAAGACGCGGGAGATGTAGTCGTAGTCCTTCCAGTTGAAAGCCTTCGGGACGGGGTTCTCGGAGATAACCCGGAGCACGCGCTCCAGCTCGTCAGGGCTGTCCATGGCCGGGCTCGCGTCACGCGCAATCTGAAGGCCGGAGTACTTCGTCATGAGACCCTGACCAGCACGACGGAAGTCGATGTCAAACCCCTCGATGGGGTGATCAATCGCCAGAACGCTGTTACCAGAGAAGCTCAGGTCACAGATGTCGCGGAAGATGGACATTGGCATCTTCCACAGCTTCGGACTGTCCTGAGGCTTATCGCGGTCAACGATGTAGACGACAACGGCACGGCTGACGCGCAGTTCCTTGGCACCTTCCTCGTCACCAAGGCGACTGAGACGTGCCCGCTCTTCGCACACAGGGCACTTCTCACCCTTCATCGTCTGGTTGCACAGGAAAGAACCCTTGTCAGGCCCAATGCTGTAGTGGATCGCGACCTCGTAGCCCCAGTGTGCGGGGCCCTCGTCGTCGCCCCAGGTGCGGGGGAGGATGCGGACTCGGTTCTTACCCTCGGCAGGAACCCAAACGCCAATGGGGGTTTCCAGGGCGTTGTCAAAGCGGGAGCCAGTACCACCCTGGGCGGCACGGCTGGCGATGTTCGGATCAGACGGCTTGTACTCGAAAGTCATGACTAGTGCTTTACTTGCTAGGTGTCGTTGTGTACACCGTACCCGAAGTGAGTACGGCTGTTCTTTATTCTAACTAATTGCTACAATCAGAGCCAGCAGAGCCACAACAATCGCTACTGCCGTGACGATGATCTCCAACGATTCCTCTGCTGTCCTGAATACCTTCATCGGGACGACATTCCGATTGACTTCTGATGCTGAAGCTCGATATCCGCCAGCTTCAGAAGCGCAAAACCACGGCTGTGGACGGCGTCCTGCATGGCCTGCCACTTACGGCTGGTCGTGATAGCC